GGGGCTCACGCGCCGCACCTCCAAAAGTGTGGGGGTGAATGTGGGGGAATGCAGACGACATATCAAAAAACTGATGTCTTACAATTCAGTAAGGCACTAGTTCTATACAAGCCCTGCCACCATCGCTCCTGCAAATGCGAACCGTTCGGCCGTGGCTAGCAACGCCCGATCGGCAGGGCGGGCGAGTTCGCGGGCGCGGCTGAATGCCCGGATTTTCATGGGCGTGCTCCGGCCTTGCACGGTGACCTCATGAACGGGCCATGGCGACAGGTCGAGCTGGCTATGGCGTTCGGCATCTTCCGAAACGATGAGCTCGGCATCATAGGACTTGCTGAGACTTTCAAGACGGCTGGCCGTGTTCACGCAGTCGCCGATCGCAGTGAGGCTCGTTGCGCGGCCCCCTCCCATTTCGCCGAGCACGACATTGCCAAAATGGATGCCGATGCCGATCCGCAGGGGCCGAGGCAAATCGTCCGCGAACGTCCTGTTGAGATCATCGATGCGGCCCGACATGCGGAACGCCGCGGCGAGTGCGTGCCTGGAGGCCTTCGCCGGATCGCCGTCGATCCCGAACAATGCCATGATGCCGTCGCCGATGAATTTGTCGACGCGCCCGCCGCTCGATTCGATCCCCTGTCCCATGACGGCGAAATAGCGGTTGAGGAGGAAAACGACATCTTCGACCTGGGTTTCTGAACCAGCGGCGCCATGTGCCGCTATGCCAGCCGCTTGTAACCTATTTGGATAAAAATCCTTGACATCGTCGCGCTGATCTGGCACCTCCCCGTCATCGTTGACGAATCCGGCTTCCGCCCTCCGGCGGGCAGCCAGGCCAGCACGCATCGCGGGCTGCCATTCGTCATCATCATACAGGTGGACAATGGCAGACGGGGACGAGCGCATCGTTGCGGGCGTGCCGGGCACAATATTGTCCGGCAGGCGCTGGACCAAGGCGCGTGAGGCGATCTTCTTTGAGGAGCTCGCCGCTACCGCCAACGTAGCTCACGCCGCCCGGACGGCGGGCATGGGCAAGTGCGGAGCCTATCAGCGCAAGCAGCGTGACCCGCAATTCGCGGCGGCATGGCGTCAGGCGCTCGATGTCGGATTCGCCGAGCTCGAGATGCAGCTATTGCGGCACTCGCTGGAGGGCAGTGCGCGCACCGAGACCGTCATCGACGGCGCGAGCGGCGCGGTGAAGCAGGTGAAGACGGTACACAGCTTTCCGCATGCCATCGCCTTCCGGGTGCTGCTGGCCCATCGCGACGAGGTGGAGCGGTTCCGGCAGTTCGAGGCCGCCCGCACCGGCAACGACGACGACACGGCGACCCTGGTTCGCGCGGAGATGGCGAAGATACGGGCGCGGCTGAGCGCCAACCGGAGAGAGGCCAACCGGCGAGAGGATGGTGATGGAGGAAGCATCTGATGTCTCGCTGTCCGACTTCGACCTGATCGCAACCATTTCAGAGGATGAGAGAGAGACTCTCTTTGGTCTCCTCGGCGAGCCCGGCCTCGAGCATCTCCGTACCCGCTGGGAGCATCGGGCGCGGCCCGGCCAATTGCCACCGCCGGGTGACTGGGGGACGTGGCTCGTTCTGGCGGGGCGCGGTTTCGGCAAGACGCGGCTCGGCGCCGAGTGGGTCCGGTCCATTGCCGAACGGGACGGCTCGGCCCGGATCGCACTGATCGGCGCGAGCCTGCATGATGCCCGCTCGGTGATGGTCGAGGGGGAGAGCGGGGTGCTGGCGGTGGCGCCCTATTGGCTGCGGCCGGTCTGGCAGCCCTCGCTGCGGCAGCTGCACTGGCCCAATGGCGCGAGTGCGACCCTGTTCGGCGCGGCCGATCCGGAAACGCTGCGCGGACCGCAGCATAGTCATGTGTGGGCGGACGAAATCGCGAAATGGCATCGCGGGACACTGGCCTGGGACAATGCGATGATGGGGCTGCGCGTCGGATCGCGGCCGCGGGCCCTGGCGACGACGACGCCCCGGCCGGTCGCCCTGCTGTGCCGCCTGCTCGAACAGCGGGGGACGGTGGTCACGCGGGGACGGACGATGGATAATAGCGGCGCATTGCCGCCCGCGTTCCTGGAGGCGATGATGCGCGACTATGGCGGGACGCGGCTCGGCCGGCAGGAGCTGGACGGCGAATTGCTGATGGACCCGGATGGCGCGCTGTGGACACGCGATCTGCTGGAGCGTTGCCGGATCCGATCGATCGGCCTGGCAGCGCAGACGGACCAGCCGCTACTCAGCCGCGTGGTGATCGGGGTCGACCCGCCCGCCGGGAGCAACGGCGATGCCTGCGGGATCATTATCGCCGGGATCGGCGCGGACGGCCGCGCCTATGTGATCGACGATGCGAGTGTGGACCGGCCCACGCCAGAGCAATGGGCGAGGGCGGTGGCTCATGCGCGTCATCGCTGGGGCGCCGACCGGATCGTGGCGGAGGCCAATAATGGCGGCGACATGGTGGCGTCGGTGCTACGCGCGGCGCAGATCGATCTGCCGGTCCGGCTGGTGCATGCCAGCCGGGGCAAGTCCGCCCGCGCCGAGCCTGTCTCCGCCCTCTATGAGGCCGGGCGGGTGGCGCATGTGGGGCTGTTCCAGCGGCTGGAGGACGAGATGTGCGGCATGTTGATCGGCGGGCATTATGCCGGGCCGGGACGATCGCCCGATCGCGCCGATGCGCTGGTCTGGGCATTGACGGAATTGATGCTGAAGTCCGCGGGGTTCCCGAAGCTGCGGACGACTTGAATAGCACACTCTTCTTCCGTTCGGTTCGAGCCCTGTCCTGAGCGCCCGCCCTGCGGGCAGTCGAAGGGCTCGACACGAACGGTTGGAACCAGCATCCATATCAGGAGAATGACATGAAATGGTTCGGTCGAAAGGCTGCGACGCCAGCGTCGCGGCCGGCGCTTTCGCGCGCCTGGATGAATGGCACGATCGCCGCCTTGGGCGAATGGCCGCAAAGCTATGATGCGCAGTTGCGCGCGGCGATCATCGCCAATCCGGTGGCGCAGCGCGCGGTCAGGCTGGTGAGCGAGGGGGTGGGCAGCGCCGCGCTTGCCGGCACCGCGACAGACCCGGAAGACGTTCCGGCGGCGCTGGCGCTGGTGACGGCGCGGTCGGCGGGGCAGGGGCTGCTGGAGGCGCTCGCGGCGCATGTCCTGCTGCATGGCAATGGCTATGCGCAGATCGCCTGCGATGCCGCCGGCGAGCCCGCGCGCCTGTTCCCGCTGCGGCCGGAACGGGTCAGCGTGGAGCCGGACGCCAATGGCTGGCCGACCGCCTACAGCTATCGCGTGTCCGAGCGCGTGACGCGCTATCCGGGCGAGGACGCGGCGGGCCGCACCGAAATCATCCATGTGCGGACGTTCAATCCGCTCGACGATCATTATGGCCTTGGCTGCCTCAATGCCGCCGCCGGCGCGGTGGCGATCCACAATGCGGCGACCTGCTGGAACAAGGCGCTCTTGGACAATGCGGCCCGGCCATCGGGCGCGTTGGTCTATGACGGGCCGGACGGGGCGAACCTGTCGCCCGAACAGTTCGACCGGCTGCGCGAGGAACTGGAGGCTGCCTTCCAGGGGGCGGCCAATGCGGGACGGCCGATGCTGCTGGAGGGCGGCCTCAGCTGGCAGGCGCTCAGCCTCTCGCCGCACGACATGGATTTCGTGGCGCTGAAAGCAGCCGCAGCGCGGGACATCGCGCTGGCATTCGGGGTGCCGCCGATGCTGCTCGGGCTGCCGGGCGACAATAGCTATGCCAATTTCCGGGAGGCGAACAAGGCGCTGTGGCGGCAGACGATCCTGCCGCTGGCCGACAAGCTGCTCGGCGCGCTGTCGCAGGGGCTTGGGCCGTGGATGCCCGGCCTGCGGCTGTCGGTCGACCTCAATCAACTCCACGCACTGATCGACGATCGCGGCGCGCTCTGGGACAGGGTGGCCGCCGCCGACTTCCTCTCGCCGGAGGAGAAACGATCGATGCTAGGGATCGGGACAGGAGCAATCTGACCATGCAGGACAATGACATGCTGGCAAGCCTGGTTGCGCAGGCGGAAGGCGGGGG